GGTGCTGGTGTGGCGGGAAGAATCATTCTTGGTGTGGCATTGATTGCATTGGCTATTGCTGTGCCTGGTCTTGGTGCTGTTGCTGGAGCAAAAGCAGCAGCAACCATTTTTGGCACCGGCTTTAGCTCTTTGGCTCTTTCGGTTGGTGCGCTTGGTGCAAGTCTTGTACTTGGTGGCGTTGCTCAATTATTAACCCCAGTACCCAAGGTTCCTCAAGGCGCTGGTAGCGATAACGACCCACGCAAGACTTATAACTTCTCCGGCATCCAGCAAACTTCCCGGCAAGGTGTGCCAGTACCTTGTGTGTACGGCCTCACGTTGGTCGGCAGTGTGGTGATTTCCGCTGGCACGGATACTGTGCAGGTAACAGCATGACAATTATTGGCGCTGGCGGCGGTGGTGGTGGCAAAGGTGGCGGTGGCGGTAGTAGCCGTACACCAAGCACTGCACCAGATAGCCTCGACTCAAGGCAGTACGCCAACGTCATTGACCTAATCTCAGAAGGCGAGATCGAAGGATTAGCGGATGGCTTCAAGTCAATCTTTCTTAACAACACCGTCCTGCAAAATCCTGACGGTAGCTACAACTTTCAAGACGTTACAATCTACACTCGCAACGGCACGCAGAATCAAACTTACATCCCATTGGGTGGTGGCGTTGAAGACGAAAAACCTGTTGGCCTCACGGTTGTTAAAGCTGTGCCCCAGGTTCGTACCATCACCGACGTTGATGTTGATTCTGTTCGCATTACTATTGCTGTTCCATCACTTCAACAGATCAACGCTACCAATGGTGACACATCGGGCACCAGCGTGCAGCTACAAATTGCTGTGCAGTACCAAGGTGGTGGCTATACAACTGTCATTGATGACACAATTAGTGGTCGCACGGCAGACGAGTACCGCAAGGATTATTTGATTACTTTGGCGCGGCCAAACCCATCCGACATCGTTGACATTAAGGTTACTCGCGTTACAGATGACAGCACCAATTCGTTGCTAACTAATGCCTTTAACTGGAGCAGTTACACAGAAATTATTGATGCAAAATTAAAATATCCCAACAGCGCATTGGTTGGCCTTCGCGTTGATGCTGAGCAATTCAGCAGCATCCCAACTCGCAGTTACCTAGTCAAAGGAATCAAGGTTCAAATTCCAAACGGGACGACGGTGGACTCGGCAACTGGCCGCATTATCTATCCAGAAAACTTTGTCTGGAATGGCACATTCTCGGCAGCTACTTGGACATCATGCCCCGCGTGGATCTTGTGGGATCTGTTGACCAGCACTCGTTATGGATTCGGCAATCACATCAGCGCAGCACAGCTTGATAAGTGGGCATTCTTTGCCGCCAGCAAATACTCCAACGGTTTAGTTCCTGATGGTTTTGGCAACTTAGAAGCGCGGTTCAGCTGCAATACCTCAATTCAAACCGCAGAGGAAGCGTACAAACTGGTCAATGACTTGCTATCGGTCATGCGTTGCCAAGGTTTTTGGAGCACCGGCAGCCTGACTATTGCGCAGGATGCACCATCAGATCCGGTCTATCTATTCAACCAAGCCAACGTAACACCCGAGGGTTTCAGTTACAGCGGCAGCAGTTTGAAGATCAGACCAAACGTGGCGGTGGTCAGCTACCTAGACATTAAATACAATTTTGAGGAACATACACTAGAAGGCTTACGCGACACCGCCTATGAGGTGGTCGAGGACACCGACTCGATTGCTAAGTATGGCGTGGTTAAGTCTGAGATCAGCGCCTTTGCCTGCACCAGTCGCGGTCAAGCCAATCGTATTGGCAAGTGGCTGCTGTTCTCCGAACGCTACGAAAAGGAAGTCTGCACCTTTGCATCAAGCTTGGAAGCTGGTCAGCAGGTGCGGCCTGGGCAAATCATCCTGATCTCAGATCCAGTCCGCGCTGGCTCGCGTCGTGCCGGTCGCATTTCAGCGGGGGATACCACGCAAGTTGAGGTTGATAATACTGCAGAAACAGATTTAAGTATTGAGGGCGGATCAATTTTGAGTGTAGTTCTTCCTGATGGAAGCGTTGAACAGCGAGAAGTTTCAAGTATTGATGGCAGCATAATTATTTTGCAAACGCCACTAAGTGCTGCACCCAATTACAACAGCATCTGGATTCTTGAAAGTCCATCACTTCAAGCAACTACTTGGCGCGTCCTGAGCATTAATGAACAAGATGGCATCAACTACGGCATCACTGCCATTGCACACAATGAAAGCAAGTACGGATACATCGAGGATGGAACGCCATTGGAGTTCAGGGACACTACAAACCTTAATGAAATCCCAGCGCAACCTAGTGAACTAGCAGTTATCAGCAGCGCACAGTTTGGCGGAGGCACCAGCCCAGAAGTGCAATACGAACTTAATGGACGCATCGCCGTCAAGATTACTTTTGGCTGGTTTGCACCGCAAGGTATAAAAAACTTTCGCGTCAAGTATCGCTATGAGGATGACAACTTCACCACCGTTACCGTTCAAGGCACCACGTTTGACATCCTTGACGCCAAAACTGGCAACTACCAGATTCAAGTAAGCAGCATCAGCTCCACTGGAATCCTATTTAGCGAACCAGTGCTAGCCAATTACACCGTGGTTGGTCTTGGTGCCGCACCATCAAACGTGCAAGAGCTAAGTGCAATCGCAACTGGCGAGGATATGATTATCCTCACTTGGAAGCAAGCATCAGAACTTGACGTGCAAGTTGGTGGCCGCGTCATCATCCGCCACGATCCACGGGCATTGGCATCGGCTGAATGGAACAGCAGCAACGATGTTGTGCAGGCTGTAGCTGGTAGCTCTACACAAAAACAAGTGCCATTGCTGCCTGGTACTTATTTCTTAAAGTTTGAGGACTTCCTTGGCAACCGCTCAGTAATGGCAACAGGCGTTGAAGTTACGTTACCTCAACCAGAGTCTCGCATTGTTGCAAAAGAATGGGCAGAACAAAGCCTGGCTACACCATTTAACGGAACAAAGACTAATTGTGCGTATGATGCTGGTGAAACAGCTCTTGTACTTACACCAAATGTTTACGTTTCTCCTGATTATTGGGAGACAATTTATTGCGTTGGCGATTGCGGTGCTGAATACCAATTCCAAGATACTTTTGACCTTGGCGATGTTTATGATTTTAGGATTAGGCGCTACATCGTAAGTTATCCACTTGTTTTTTCAACTAACTTTGACGCAATAAGTGGCAGTTTTGACTCTCAGCCAGGTTTCTTTGATGGCACGGTCGCTGATGAGATCAATGTTGTGATGTATGTACGCACAACTTTGGATGATCCAAGTGGCTCACCTACCTATGGGCCATGGACTGAGTTTGTGAGCGGCATGATCCGTGGTCGCGGCGTTCAATTGAAAGCCATCTTTACCACTGAGACAGAATTGGTTGGTGTTGCTATCGATGAACTTGGTGCAGAACTGGAACTGACCCGGCGCGTGACTACAAGTGTAGCCACGCTGACAAGCAGCAGTAGCGCCGTCACCACCATCACCTTTGCCAACGCTTTCTACAAAGCAGTGACCGTTGGTGACCCGTACTACACGCTGTTGCCCAGCATTGGTGTTACCGCCTTATCAATTGGAGCCAATACACACGCAGAAATCACAAACCTTACCCGCACTGGCTTTAACGTCGAGTTCTTACAAGGCAACAGCAGACAGGTGGTAAACTTCACCTACAATGCCGTTGGCTACGGTCGCGCCTTCTAATGGCTCAATCTGATCAAGTAGTTCAAAACGCAACGTTTCCAAGCGTTCGCGCAGACATCAACGACAACCTTGCCGCGCTTTACAGCCAAAGCAGCGGCAACAGCGCACCGACCGTAACGGTTGCATTTCAGCCGTGGGTGGATACCAGCAGTAGTCCACCCGTGTGGAAGGTGCGGAATGGATCCAATTCAGCTTGGATTACGGTCGGCATTTTGGATCCCGCTGGTTTCAATGCAGGTGGCATCACGGCAATCGCCAACGGCGGCACGGGTGCAACGACAGCAACGGCAGGATTGGCAGCATTGCTCCCCAGCCAAACCGGTAACGCAGGCAAGGCACTGGTCACCAGTGGCAGTGCTGCATCATGGGGCGTCGTTGCATCTGGTGCATCAGTTCAAGTATTCACAGCAAACGGCACTTACACGCCGACTGCGGGCAAGACCACATTTCTAGTGTTTGCTACTGGTGGCGGTGGTGGTGGTGGTGGCAGCAATGATCTCAGCGGCGCCGGTGGTGGTGGTGGTGGTGGTACGGCTGTGCGTTTGTACACAAGTACAGAAATGGGAAGTACCGCAGCAATTACTATTGGTGGCGCTGGAGCAGGTGGCACAAGTAACAATGATGGCGGTGGTGGTGGTTCAACAACTTTTGACCCAAGCGGCACGGGATTAACAATTACTGGTAATGGTGGTGGCGGTGGCAATGGAGCTTATAATGATGAGGGTTCTTACATCGGTGGCTACGGCGGTGGCGGCGGTGGCTCAACAAATTCACAATTTGCAATAGATGGAAATTCTGGATCTAGCGGAAGTGGGCCGCAAGGTAGAAGTGGAAATAAAGGATCTAGTTTCTGGGCAGGTGGGCGCGGCAGCGGCGGCACTGGCGGCAACGGTGGCAGCGGTGCTGCTGGTATTGCAGGCGGCGTCTTCATTATCGAATGGTGACGCCTGCTGCTGTTGAAACCAAAGGCTACACTGACACTACGCAAGAACTCCTATGGCTAACCGCAAAATCTCAGATCTGACGGCGCTGACAGCACCAGCAACTGGTGACCTGCTGCCCATCGTTGACATCAGTGAGGCTGCGGCAGCCGATAAGAACAAGAAGATCACGTTTGGCGAACTGCTGAGCAGCGCACCGGCAGGGTCAGCCGCCGCACCTAGCTTCAGCTTTGACGGGGACCCAGATTCTGGTTTGTACTCAGCGGGGGCCAACCAAGTAGCCATCTCAACTAATGGCACCGGGCGATTGTTTGTTGATGCCAATGGGCTGGTTGGTGTTGGTGCCACAAGCGCTGGCGCAACCCTTGACATCAGTACAGCATCTTCATACGCAAGAATTAATTCAACAACCGGCACAAACTTAACCTTTCTTCAATTTACTAGCACCGCTGGCAATGGTTATGTTGGTTTTGAAAACTCAATCGGCGCAAACTTTTCTGTTGGCACTGCAGCCTATTCGCTATGTCTAGCTCACCAAGGCGCTTATCCCATCTGCTTTGCAACAAACAACTTCGAAAAAATGCGCCTAACCTCCGCAGGCCTTTTAGGTCTGGGGACTAGTACGCCTAACGGTCAGCTTGAGATTTTTAGGACGAGCACAACAGATCCATCGATACGCCTTCGATATAACAGTACAAGTTACTATGGTGACCATCTAATGGATGCCAATGGTAATTACATTATTTATTCACCAGCGGCAAATGGTGTAACCAGTGGAAACTTAAAACTTCGCGCTGGCGGATCTTTCTCAATTTCTACTAATGATCAGGCAGCCACTTCCCCTCAGCTAACCTTAGACTCCAGTGGGCGATTAGGGATTGGGACTAGTGCGCCAAGCAACATTCTTCATGTTTCTGGAACATCCGGTACTCTTGCATTATTTGAACGCACAGGATCCAACGGTATATTTATTGGGCTGAAAGACGGAAGTGCAAATAATGTTTTTTTGGGTAATACAAATGGCGTTTTTTCGGTTCAAACGCCAGGCAGTAGCTTCTCGGACAAACTGGTTATTACATCCCTAGGCAACGTAGGGATTGGCACTACTAGCCCTGGCTATTTAGTCACCGCAGCAACAAGTGCTGATGGGGTTGATGGAGTATCAGTCGAATCTCCAAGCCTTAATGGCATCATCCGTTTGCGGGCTGATGGTACAAACGGTAATGCAATTCGCGTCGGAGGCGTAGGCGCTCAAGCAAATACTCTTCGCTTTCTTGTTGCATCAGATACAGAGCGGATGCGCATCGACAGCTCCGGCAGGCTCTTAGTTGGTACTTCTAGTGCGCGTACCAATTTCTTTGGTACTACTCTTAGTGCCGTAACTCAAACAGAAGGGACAGGCGGCGCCGCTGGACGGGGTTCTTTAAGTGTAATTAATAACGATGTAAGTAATAACCCTCCTTACGTTCTTCT